CGATGCCGTGAGAGGCCCGGACGGTGATGCCGTTGCTTTCGGCGACAGGCTGCCGGTCGCGGCTGGCAGCGGGCGGACGACGGAGCCGCTTGGCCGCTGCCGTTACCGGCTCGACCTCCTGGTGCACGGTGACGTCGACCTCGGTGCTCGGCTCGACAGGCTGGCCGGTCTCTTCCTCGGTGCTGTCGTCGTGGTCTTCGGTTTCGAGGTCGTCGGTGTCCTCCTCGGTGGTGGACATCTCGGCCTCGGGCACGATGTCGGCGGTCAGCTCGCTGACCGTGCGCTCGTACTCGGCGGCGGCTTCGGCGCGGGCTACGCTCTCGGCCCGCAGCGCCTTGATCTCCTCGACGCCGGTCTGCAGCTCTTCGATCACTGCAGCGGCATCGCGCTCGCCGATGAACTCGGCGTCGTTGTTCTTGATCCGCTCGACCGCGCTCAGGTGCGCGGCAAGCGCCTCCGCCAGTTCCTCATCGCTGAGGCTGGAGAGGTCTTCCGGGAGCTGCGGGAAAAGCGGGTTCACGAGTGCTCCTTTGCGACGAGTGTGAATTCGACTCGCGGCTAGGAGCTATGTCCCGCGCTGCACGGCGACGCTATGCGTCAGTGCCCGTGTTGGTGGGCAGTCTGCCAGTCGGTTCGGCTGGCGTCAACGCTTCTTCGGCTTCAGATCCCCCAGTCGATGCTCAGCGGGTCTTCATCGCCTATCCAGCACGCCGCTACGCGATGTCGATCACGGCCTGCGGCGGCACGACGGCGGACCAAGCTGGTGACCTTGTCGGGATGCTGGACAAGGTTTGGCACTGTCGCCCAGATGGGGTGATGGCGCTGACGGGCGTAGCGGCCCAGGACGCTGTCGTCGCTGCGGGCCTTGAGCGCGTGCGTGTCGGTTTGTGCCCAGATCAGCAGGTCCTGAACGATCGGTACCGGGATGGCCGTGGCCACGACGGGCAGCCACAGGTGCCGCGGTAGCACCGTCCAGTGGGCGCAGGCGTTCCCAGCGCGGATTACCGGCGCGCCGATGGCTCCACCACCGACGTAGAAGCAGACGATCTGGTCGGGCTTGGCGTTCAGCACCAGCGGCACCGCCTTGCCGAAGTTGTGGCAGGGGACGACGTCGTCCTGGATCACCAGCACATGCGTCCCGTCGTGACTGGCTTGCGTGAGGCAGTTGCGGTAGGCCCGCCAGGCGTCCCAGTGCAGATCGTTCCAGCGCGGGTCGCGCACGACCGTCGGTGAGAGCGGCGCCAGGCGCTCGATCAGTTTGGGCAGCAGCCAGGCACGCGAGGGGTGATGCTGGATGACGGTTGCTACGCCATGGGTTGCTTCAGCTGCTTCAGGTTCTGCTGCAGACGTTGCCAGGCCCACGGCTCTACCTCGTAGTAGTGAGGATAGAGACAGGGCTTGGTTTCACGAAGATAGGTGCGCCAGGCTCCACGCACCGTAACCGCCATCGGCGGTCCCTTGGTGATCTGTTTTGTAGCCATGTGACCTCACGGGTTGGCTATCGACCAGCTGAGCTGATTCAGAGGCAGCCGCGAGATTGGTGCGTGCGTGCCGATGGCGTAGCCGCCCCAGATCACTTGTCCGCTATCCCAGACGAGGATCTTGCTGAAGGCGTTGTCGTTGGTTAGCACCGCGAACTCCAGGTTTGCACCGGGGGCTGCCTCTGCAGGCAGCTGCATGATCGGTATCCAGGTCGCGTCGGCAATGCTGGCGTCGTCACAGGTGATGCTGCCCTCCAAGCGGACGGTGCTGTTGGCGAGCTGGCGAAAGCTGGCGAGCGCCCAGGGGTCGCCGATGTTGCGCCAGTTCGGCTCGAACTTCGGCTCGCCTCGAGTGCCGATGAAGTGCCGCTCGACGGCGCGCACCTGGGCCAGCACGGCTTCGAGGTCTTCGTGGGTGGTGACGGTCGTCAGGGGCGCGTTACCGCTGCCGTCGTAGACGGGCGCCGTCCCGGCGTCTGGTTCGCCGGTGACGTCGGTCAGGTCGGTGAGGCTGGAAGGGCCGCCACCCTCACCGCCGCCTGCGGCGGTTTCCTGGCCGACGTAGCGGAAGGCCCCGTCGATCCAGCGGCGGACGAGTTCAACCGGCATCGGCCATCGCCGCTAGCGCCTGGATCGGGTCGGAGGCTGCCGCGGCGGCCAGCAGCTCGATCCGTTCGTCGTCGCTGAGCCTGGAAGGCATCGGCTCGTTGCTCAGTCCCGCGGCCACCAGCGCCCTCCGCACGGGCACGCTGCTCTCGATAGCGCCGCTGCTGACGATTAGCGCCAGCACCTCGATGCCCTCGCCGCTGCTGACAATCGCCGTCTCGGCGCGGGGGGTCGCAAAGCCGGGGACAGGCACCGCCAGCGCGGCAATCAGTTCCAGACGGCCGTTGACGGGGCGCCAGTCGCCGCTGGGGGGGTTGGCGCGGACGCTGGCGGCATCCGCGTCGGGATGCAGGGCTCCGGCCACCCAGATGCCGTGCGCGCCGTCTGTGGCGCGCAGGTAGGCCGCGACGTGGGTGTCGCGGTCGTAGTGGGCGGCGGCGTGCGTGCGGCTGTAGGTGATGGGAGCATGCGGCCCCCCGTACATCAGCTTCCCCACGGCCACACAGCTGCCATCGTCGGTTTCCAACTCGCCCACGTGGAAGTAGGCGTAGTTGCTGTAGCTCCGTGGAGGATGCACGCACACGTCGCCAAAACCGACGTGGCAGCTGTCCCAGAGGGCGATGTGCCCAAATACGCGGCCTTCGTCGCTGACGGTGAGCGGTGTTGGCCCCGGCATCTCTTGCGTCTCAAACCATTCGCGGCGTGGCTTGGCGGGCGCGGCGCTCGCTACGACCGCCGAGCCGACCGAGGCCGCGCCCTCTCCGTTCACCTCCGAGCCTGTAAGGATTTCGAAGCTGCTGGTGATGGTGACGTGCTTGCCGCCGTCGGCGCTGGCCGCCAGAGCGATGTGCGCGTGATCGAACGCAGGGGTGGGGCAGACGGTGGCGGCGACCACGGTCGCGTCGGTAAAGGCGATCTGCAGCTCGCCGAAAAAGGCGCGCTCCCAGTCGGCCTCGGTCATTTCGTCCTTGTCCAGCAGCTCCCCCGTTTCGGGGTCGCGAAAGGTGAAGTCGTTGGGGGCCAGGTCGACGCTGATGCCCCTGAGGGTCTCGTCCTCGACCAGGCGGGCCACCTCAGCGCCGTTTTCCCCCGCGACGTCGAAGATGCCTGCGCCGCGCACCGCCACGGCTCCGTCGGCCAGGGCGACACCGTTCATGTCACGCTTCTTGTCCTTGCCCAGCTCGTCGATTCGTCCGGCCACAAAGCTGCCGACGTGCCCCTCGCCGCTGTTGACGGTCATCGCCATCAGCGTCAGCGGCAGCTCGCGCCAGTTGAGCGCCCCGTCGACGATGAAGCGCCCGTCGATGGTGGCGACGTTCTCAAAGGCGATGTCGGAGCGCCAGCGGATGGGGGCAATCACGGGCGGCATCAGTGTCCTCCTACGGTTGCATGCAGGTCGGTCAGCAGCATCGGCGGGGGTTCGGCCATGTACAGCGTCTGGGCGGCGTGCCGTTCGACCAGGTTGCCCAGGTGGGCGGCGCGTTCGGCCTCAACGCCCTGACGGGCCAGCACGCGGCTCAGGCAGCTTCCCGCGCCGCGGACCAGCTCCAGCTCGTCTCCCGCTTCGGCAACGGTCTCTGGTCCCAGCTGGCTGGCGACCAGCGCGTTGGGGAAGCCGTCGATGTTGTGTTGACAGGGAGCGCATTGCTTCAGCCGCGTCCTGATCCTTGAGCCCGCAAGTTCTCGCGCCCGTTCGACGGCGTACTCCACCGCGCCGACAATCACGCTCGCCTGATTCGGCTTTGACGGACTGGGCGGCTCCTCGGGGGGCTTGGCCGGGGGCTGCTGGGCGTCTTCAGTGCCGCGCACCCGTTTCGGCTCGGGACGCATGCCCTGCGGCAGCAGCTGACTGTCGCGCATCTTGATCGCCATCCGCCGCTCCAGCTCCGCCTCGTCGGGGGTGTCGTCGTCGTTCCAGCCTCCGGCCTCCCTGGCGCTGGCGTCGGAGATGATTAGCCGATCGTGCGCCTGGAAAGCGTCCTTGCTGCGGTCTGGCTTGGTGACGATCTCGCTTTCGTCGTAGCCAAGCGTGAGTCTGTCCCAGTCGGCGTAGCCGTCCTCACGGGCGGCTGGACGTAGGTAGGCACCGGCCAGATCGTCCACCAGCTGTTGCACCGTCGGCTGCAGCAGCTCCCAGGACTGGTCGTCGATCTGCCAGCTGGTCCAGTGGTTGGCTCCCGCCAGGCCCAACAGCAGCTCCGGCGGCAGGTCCAAACCGACGGCCAGGCGCTTGACGGCCTCTTCGCGCATGCCCCGCTCGGGAAACTCCTCACCGGGGTTGTGCACACGGATGTGCTCGATCAGGTCGCCGATCTTGCGTCCGGCGGTGGGTATCCGCATCAGAAACGGCACCACCGCGCTGGCGCTGCCCTCGTCGCCTATCGGCTCCATCAGGTGCTCACCCAGGCGGCGAATGAAGGCGTCCTCGTCGGTAAGATCGCCTTCCTCGCTGGCGGGCAGGGTCACGTCAGCGTCGATGACCAAGATGCCCGCCCCGGACAAGCGACTACGAATGCGGGCTCGAATGCCCAGCGTCAACAGCACCAGCTCCTCGCAGATGTCAAGGCTGGCTCGAAGGGGGGCATCGGCCAGGTGACTCTTGCGCGGGTGGCGCCGCCACATCCTGTAGATGATTGCCTCCTGCGGAGTAAGGCTCTCTTCGCTGCCGGGGCGAGTCGTGTAGATCAGGGGTTGGCCACCGTCGTCTTTGCGGCGGATGACGGTGGTCTCGTCGGTGATGTCGATCTCGCGGGTGGAGACGACCTCCCAGATCTCTTCTCCCTCAGGCGCGGTGCAGAGCAGGTAGCACTCACCCGTCAAAAACATCAGCGTGCCGTAGTTGTAAAACATCGTGCTGCGTCCGCCGTGAGGGTCTTGCACCCGGTTGAACAGCTCATCCAGCTGTGGGTCTTCAGCTGGTTGAAGTTCGCCTTGGTCGTCTAGCAGCGCCGGAAACAGGCGCAGCTTGCTCAGTCCGCGGGCGTAGAACTGGCTCGCAAACCACACCTCGGGGACGACGTCGTAGTAGGCAAAGCTGCGTTCTTGCCAGGGCTGTTTGACGCGGCGCAGGTCGCTGGCGTTGTTGCGGCTGAGCGTGGCTGCGCTCGCGACGACTGCTTCGCGGGCGTCGGGGTCGTGCCCGTTACGCCCAAACAGCGGCACTCAGGGCTTCTTCTTGGCGACGGCGCCGCTGTTCTTTGAGGGGGCGAAGTAGCCGGGGGCGCGGGCTCCCTTGGCCTTTCCGGTGCTGCTCGTGCCTGCGGCGGCCGTCACGCCCGGCGGCGTCCAGCGGCCGC